TTTTTCATCGCCGCCGCATCGAGCGCTTCCCGGTCAGAGCGCGTCTCCGCTGGCGCCCAGATCGGCGTGACCGATACATCGTCCTGCGTCACACCCTCGACCCGTAAGGCAAACGCCATCAGGTCAGCCAACGTGTCCCCGAACGCCGTCTGCCGATCCTTCACCTTCGTGGTGAACGGGCCTTCTGCCGTCTTGAGGGATTCGCCCGAGGGAAACTCCCCGGTCATCGAAAGCCAGTGCACCGGCACCATCGAGACGCGGGAAATCTTGAGATCCCAGGCGTCTTGGCTTGCGGTGTACTGACCCATATCCGCCGGGTCGAATTGCCCGAAGCGGGCGTTCGGGTCGTCCACCCCCCACACCCGATCGACCGCCGCCTTGAACTGTTCGACCGATTCTTGGCTGTAGGGATCGACCACGGGAGCGGCGCCCACGACCCAACGCTGCGGGAACGAGACGTACTCCCCGGCGATGAGCATGTCCGCGATCGATTTGTTCACGCCGTCCTGCAACGGGATCACATCGGAGAGCTCAGACGTCCCGCAGTCGCCGGTATCGGCGTTATTGCCGAAATGGAACACGGGCACCTCGCCGTACAGGTTGGGAATGTCCGGCGGCGCGTCATCCTCGTAGGGAATCAGCCCGTCAAGCTTCTCGGGCATCTCGTCGGACTTCGCCCGCGTAATCCAGCGGGTAATTGACTCCGCGTCGTAGATCGTGACGCGCCATCGCCCGCCGTACTCGCCGTGATGGATCTGCCAGCACTTGACAGCGTAGGAGAGCCGCTCGGGGTATTCGTCGTCGTAGACGGGATAGAGCAGATGGCCACGGTTGACGTCGAGGCGGGCCTCACCATTGTCGTCGGGCCACACGATCACGTAGGCGTCGCCGGACCGGAGGGATTCGGCAAACAGTTCGCCCTGCTTCCGAGGGAAGCGGTTGCGTTCCCAAATGACGTGGGCGTCGGCTCCGAGTTGATCGGTCTGCCCTTCGGTGATACCAGGCGTCTCCCACCCGGTCACGATCAAGCGATTAGCGAAGGCGTCGACCACCGGACGGCAGCGGTTATACGCAAGCTTCTTGAAGAGCCCCCCAAATGCTGAGTCCCATTGATCAGTTGCGAATGCTAGGGGTTGCTTGCCGTCGAAGTAATTGGCGTACGTCCGGTAGCGCTTCTGCTTGCTCTTGAGCGCGGCGAGGGCGTACGCGGCATCCGATGGTTCGATCATCGCGCCGCGTCCTCCTGCGGGAGCAGCGCCCGTACTTCGGCGATGATTTCCTCGTCCGTCGTCGTCCCGTCAAAGTCCTCGGCGATCTGAATAAGCGCCCGCAGGAGAGCCACCGGGACCGCGATGCTAACCGCGTGCTCGCCGCGTTCATCCATCACCGAATCCCCCGGACGGTGTTCGATCGCGCCGTCATGCGACTCAGCGCCATGCTGGTCGTGTCGACCTGATCGTCGTGTGTGCCGAGCGGGAAGCGTTCGTGTTCCTGAATCCAGGCGTCCAAATCCCACCCGTTGCGCTGCGCCGGGATGAACGCCCGCCCGCCCTCGACAATCGGCGTCACGCCTTCGGCTCGGGCGACCTTGTTCTCGGTGCTCTTGACGGGGAACGCGATCACCGGCAACGCAGGCAGCACCGAGCCGTCCATTTGCGGCAGCGGGCGCTTAAGTGTCTGAAGTGCACTCTGCCCGCTTGCCTTGTCCTCGATGACCAACGGCACCCGAATGTGGGGGAACTCCGCTCTCGCCCAATCGTGCGCCTTATGCGCCATCTTCAACAGCTCAGGGAACGCGACGCGATCACGCCAAACACGGATGAGGTAGGCCGATCCGTTGCCGTCCGTGCCCCAACAGGCGATCACGCTATAGTCGTTCTCAACGCCCTCTTTGAACGCCGAATCCATCAGCAGTTCGACGCGCTTCAACTCGGGCAGCGTGCGGTACGGCTGCCACCAATGGCGCTTGAACATGCCCCCTTCGGCGGGAATGGGATCACCCTGGTACTGACTCGACCAGACACGTCCGCCAACGGTGCCTTTGATCGCACGTAGGGATTCGGCAGACCACCGTTCTGGCCAAAGCGCGTCACCAGCATCGTTGAGCGCAGGCATGTGGACGTGGCGCCACTGTTCGCCGCCCGTGGTCTGCGCCGCCAGGAGTCGTCCGGTGAGGTCATCGTCGTGCCAGCGCGTCGCGGTGAGGATGATCGAACCGCCGGGCTCAAGTCGGGTACGAATCGTGCCGGTGTACCACTCCCACAGCGCATCGCGGACGGTTTCGGAGTCGGCGTCGGCGGCCGATCGGATCGGGTCGTCAATCACGATCAAGTCGCCGCCTGAGCCGGTCGGTGAACCGCCGACGCCCACCGCGTAATACCCGCCGAGGTGACCGGCGATGTCCCACGCTTGGACCGCACCCTTATCCCCGGCGATGGCCACGCCGGGGAACGGATAGCGCTCACTGGCAATCTTGTTACGGACCCGACGAGAGAACGTGAAGGCAAGGGACGCCGTGTGTGAGGCCGCGATGATCCGCTTGTCCGGGTTGCGACCCAAATACCAGGCCGGTAGGTTCTCCGAGACGTGCAGGCTCTTGCTATGCCGGGGCGGCATCGTGACCAGGAGACGAGCGCCTTCGGTGTTGACCGCCCACTCAAGCTCGGTAATCAGGTGGCGGATATGGTTCGCCGTTTCGTAGCCGGGGAACATGCGGCCCGTAAACGACTTGAGGGACTTGCGTGCCGCCATCTGCCGCCATTCGTCGGCGGTGTACTCCATGATCGGATGATCGTGGGGCAGCGCGTAGGCGACCATCAGTCTGCCGCCATCAACGCGAAGAGGGGAAGGCCGGTGACGGCGGGCGGGCGGGGCTGTGGCGCATCGCGCAACGGAACACGGACGAATTGGCACCCGCATTTATATGCATTCGTGCCGGTCGTGAAGCTCTCGCCGTGTTCGGGGCATCGAGCGAGGCGGTGTCCCATTTGCCCACCGTCGTAGGCGATCCGCCCCGTTTGCCGTGTCCTGCCCACCGTCAGCGCGTCGACGCTGTTCGGCTCCATCCCGGCCATGACCTCTCGGCAGTCGCCGTGCAGGAGGGTCATACCGCGACCTCAGCGGCGAACTTCTCGCGAATCCGGGCAGCCGCCTCCATCTCGTCAGGCGTCAACCGGGCCGATGGGTCGGTGATCGTTTCGCTGCGTGAGGTTGCTTGTCCGGTGAGCAGTAAGCCTTTGTCGGTCACGATGCCGAAGGCGACGGCTTTCTCTTGCAGGGAGGCTTTGGCGAGGGTGGCGGCATCGACCATCGACTCGATTAATTTGACCTGAGCGGTGGCGATGTAGTCGATGATCGTGAGGCGTTTTTCCGTTCGTGCCTGTTCGAACCCATCGTTCGAATCAACATACTTCTTGGCAGTCGATACCGAAACGTGAGCAGCGCGGGCGGCAGATCGAATCACCCCGGTTTCCGCGTAGGTCGCCTTGAGGATTTCGATCTGCTCATCGGATATTGGTGCAGGCATCCACCATCGTCCCCGCCGAAAGCACGGCACGCAACACTAGTCTACCACGAAAGCATGCGCTAATCCCCCACGGAGCCGTCATGCATCAGCGCCGGCAATCTCCACCACGATGTAGCCTAACCCCGCAGGGTCGCGTTCCTGCTCGACGGACTCCACCGTCACCTGCTTGTCATTCCCATAGAGCCCGGCATCCTCGAAACCATTACTCCGCATCGAGTTTTTCCTTGGACACCAACGGCTCACCCCAATACGGCACAATCGGAGCAACAGACCGCGCTATCGCCTTGTACCCATCCTCATCGACCACAATCACCCGTACCTCCGGGTAGAATTTCGCCATCCGCTTCAACTTGCTTTTGCTCTGCGAGTCCATCCACCCCTTGACCTCGTGATAAACCACGGACCCATCCCGCTCCGTCACCTTGAAGTCCGGCAGATAGGTCACAGGAGCACGGGTAACACCGTGAAACACAAACCGCTCTGCCTCATATTCCCAGTCGATGATTTCGCCCTGGTCTTTGAGCCAGTCGAGGTAGCGACAGTAATTCGCCTCCCACATCGACCGAAAGAACACGCGCCCGATGTCCAGCGCATAGCCTTTCACCCCCCGGCTGTATGGATTCGTGACAGTCAGCATTCCCGGCGCCCCTGTGCCATATCGTTCGATGTTGGTTGTGATCTGCCTCACCCGCCGCTGCTCCTGTTGCTCTGGCGTGATTCCATCCCAATAGCGCCGCGTCGCCGCAACCATCGACGCTTTGGCTTCTGCCGTGTGCTTCATGCCGAGCGCCCCGCGTGGATGCCCGTGCTCTGCAATGTGCCGCTTTCGGATTTCGGATAGCGCCTGGGATCGCTCGGCTTTCGTCGCGTATTTGGGTACCCGGGCAGAAGGGTACCGACCGTCTATTTTCTCAACCCGAGTCCGGCGATGGTTCGACAAACCGAGACCCCGGGCTTTCTGGCAGACGCTGGTTTTGGGGCGCCCGAGCTTTGCCGCGAGCGCCCAAAGTTCAAGCGGCTTACCGTCACGCTCTCGATACCACGCAATAAGCGTTTGAACGTCGTCATCAGACCAATCGGTGAACGCTTTGCGGTAGCCGAGTTGCCAGCAGCGCGTACGCACCGCCTGCTCTGTTCTCCCGATGCGTGCGCCAAGTTCCGCGTGCGTCATCGACGCAAACAGCCGCTCCAAATCCGCATCTTGTTCAGTTGTCCACACTTCTTGGGTTTTCATGGCTCATTATACCACGGATGGATGCCCGCAACGCATGATTAAAAGAACCGCATCCGGGCAGACCGGGAGCCGAATCGTGAGCACCGTCGCCGTCGTCATTCGTCCCCCCATTCCCGTTCAACACCGGGGAAGCAATCGCCGTCGACCGTTCGGCAGACCGGGCATTCGATCTTGTCGTACGGCCCGTACCAGGACAGGTCGATCGGCGCCATCCGCACATGCGCGAAGTCCCGCCGCGTCCGGCAGACGAAGCACCACCGCTGCCCGTACGACCGCCGGAACACCTCGGTATGCGGCTCCGTCCAGCACACGTGAACGCTCATTCGCTCCGCCCCTCACTCCCGACCGGCCGCAACCGTTCGAGGATGGCGTTGACCACGGCCGCCGTACGCACCGCCTGATTCAGAATCACGCTCACGCCATCGTCTGCAATGCACCCGAAGTACCGCTCCACATACGCCAGTGCGTCCCGTTCGTCCTCCGTCACCTCGACCTGATACATCGTCTCCCCGATCCGGGTACCCTCTGGGTGACTCATCCTGTTACCCTCCAGGGATCGTCGTCGTCCTGCCCGTTCGATGCGATGGCGTATAGGGAGCCCGCCCCAAGCGCCGCCGATCCGTCCTGCGTTTCGTGCCGGAGTCGGACCATCGCCGCGTCGAGCGCCTTGTAAAATGCCGGCTTCGTGTATTTCATCTCGTCCATGCAGAGCCGATCCCATCCGACCATCCGCACGGCCATCCCGATCGCCGGGTGACTATAGGGATGATCGTGGCGGCTGTTGATACACCGCTGCACTTCGGCCCACGCCTCGCCGGGGCCGATCTCGGGCACCGTCTCCGCCGCGATGATCTCCAAGAGCTCAGCGGGTTTCGGAAAGAATTTCCCGCGCCGCAGATGTACCTTCGCTGCCGCCTCGACCGCGGCGTAGGTAACGTCATCCAGCGCCCAGGTGTAGGCCGCGATCTTGTCCGCGTCGATGGTTTCACCGGACCACACGGAAGCCAGCATCGTGAGTAGTCGTGTTGTCTCTTGCTGGTTCAAGGGATTCCCCATTCGCTAATCGCTTCAACTCGTCCATCGTGTAGCCGACCCGTCCGTTCTGCGTCGGCCGCCCCTTTGTCGGCGGCGATCCCCGTGGCTTGCGAAAGTCGGAGCGCATCCAGTTGCGCCACGCCGCTACCCAGTCGACTCGGCGCTCACCCTTTGACCGGAAGTGATCGACCATCTTTCCTGTCTCAAATCCGATCTCAGTAAGGGACATCTTCTGTTCGTCGCTCATGTCCTGAATGACACCGACAGGAATCTGGTCGATGAAGTTGTCAGGTATCGGTGTTTTGATCGTCGTTGGCGTTTTGGGCTTTGGTTCCCCCTTGGGGGATTTAGGGGGTAAATTCTGTTCTGTATCTGTATCTGTATCTGTATCTGTCTTATCGCCCGCGCGAGGCGTTACATCGCGTTTCGGGGGCGTTACATCCGCGTTACGGTGTTTCCTGACACGCTCTGCAACGCGCTCGGGTTGGTTGGATGGCTTACCATATTGCCGTTCCTTCCAGTTGTGAGGCTCTATGTCGCC